GTTCTCTCTCCAATAAGTTCTATATATAACTACTAGCCAGAATCACTACAGAATTACTACTAGAATCCATAAACTACACTACAAAAACACTACCCCCCATTGTTAATTATTTGTGCGTCCTGTTGCGTAGCAGTCCCATCTAAAATTTTTCTGGGTTATTACACCCCTTCTGACCTGCAATAATACAATCTATAAAAAAAACTTTGTAAAATACTGTTACCAAACCACTCGGTAACGCCTTATATATAGTAGAGGGCAAAATAATTTTATAATACTGTTGCCTTAACCCATCGGCAACAGGGTAGTATTTACGCAAGTCATCTTTGTTGATGACTTGCTTTAATATAATATAATATAATATATAATACTATCCCTGGCGTAAAAGGACAAATTTTAATGGCAGCAAAAGCAGGGTTATCTCACCACCTTAAGGCTGAGTCAGCAAAGAAAAAAGAGGACTACCTTAAGGGTATAGCCTCAGGGATGACTAACGATGCCGCCTCTAAGTTGGCGGGCATCAAACCTGACACAGTCAAATACTGGCTTAAGTCTGATAAGGCTTTCCGTGAGAACCTTGATAATGCCAGAACCGATAGGGACAACGTCCGCGCCAAAACCAAAGACGCAGACAAGAACAACATAGGCTTTGAAGCCTTCTCTGAAGAATACCTAGAGATGAAGGTTTTCCCCCACCAGCGCAATTTCATATCCCTTCTGGAAAAGGGTGAGCCTGAGTGGATTCATCCAGCGATGACATATGAGCCTTCTACAAAAAATCGCGTTTTAATAAACATACCTCCTGAACACGCTAAGTCTACCACAATTACGGTTAACTACTCAACCTATAGAATTGCTTTAGACCCTAACGTTCGTATCATTATCGTTTCTAAGACTTTGGCAAAAGCACGCGAATTCGTGTATGCCATCAAGCAACGCCTTAGCCATCCACGCTGGCAGAAGATGCAGCAAATGTATGGACCTGAAGGTGGATGGAAAGAAGACTCTGAAACCTGGCGAACCGATACGGTTTACCTAGGTACTGAAACTAGAGACTCTGGCGAAAAAGACCCAACCCTCCAAGCCCTTGGTATGGGTGGACAAATCTACGGTGCTCGCGCCGACTTGATTATCCTTGATGACGTTATAACTGGTGCCAATGCCCACGAGTGGGAAAAACAAATTAACTGGTTACAAAAAGAAGTTATAACTCGTCTTGGTAAAAATGGAAAACTTTTAGTTGTAGGGACACGAATAGGTTCTATTGACCTATACCGAGAACTTCGCAACCCTGAGCACTGGTCTGGAAATAAAACTCCATTCACATATCTGGCTATGCCAGCAGTACTAGAGTTCAACGAAGACCCAGAGAAGTGGGTAACGCTATGGGCGAGGTCTGATAGACCTTGGGATGGCGATGAGGACACGACACCTGACGTAGATGGATTTTACCCTAAATGGGATGGTCCTACGTTATTCCAAAGACGTTCAGAAGTTACCCCTTCTACTTGGGCTATGGTTTATCAGCAACAAGATGTTGAAGATGATTCAATCTTCTCACCGTTGTGTGTACAGAATTCTATCCAAGGTATGCGTAAAATTGGCGTATTACACTTTGGCGCACCAGGTTATCCTAAAGACCCTGGTAACTATCGCGTAGTTATGGGTATTGACCCTGCTATGTCTGGAGCAACTGCAGCAGTAATAGTGGCTGTAGATGTTGATAACAAGAAAAGATATGTTCTTGATGTCTGCAATATGACAGACCCAACCCCAGAAAAAATCAAAAACTTAATTCAAGAGTGGGCAATTAAGTATCAACCTAACGTAGTAGTAGCGGAGAAAAATGCCTTCCAACTCTTCCTCACCAAAGACGAGGGAATACGTGACTTTCTGTCTTCACGCGGAATCGTATTCCGTGAGCATTTCACTGGCAACAACAAATGGGACGTTGATTTCGGTGTTGCGTCTCTGGCTCCACTCTTTGGCACGACTACAAACGAAAAATTCGTAAAGAACTCAAATATGATTGAACTGCCTTCAACTGAAAAGTCTGAAGGTGTTAAGGCTTTAGTAACCCAGTTAATAACCTGGAAACCTGATGCACGTAAACGTCAACCTACTGACTGTGTTATGGCTTTATGGTTTACAGAGATTGTTATTCGTGAGTGGTTAGAACGAGGAAACCATCTTACCCAGTTTACTAATAGTAGATGGCACTCCAGAAGACAACTTAACGCAAGATATGTAATTGATTTAGATGAGGCATTTGCCGAACAACAAGCAGAAGTATTTTACCAATAAGGAAATTAGTGGCTCTTAATATAACTCAAATAGCAACAAAGGTAGAAGCGCTTAAACGCCGCAACGCTGCACGCGATGCTCGTATGGGTGACGTTCTAGAAGTACGCAGGGGAAACCTTGTTAACGTATTTCCAGAAATGTTTCCTGAAGGTGCAACCAAGGCTATGATTGCAAACTTCGTAGACGTGGCAGCAAGAGACGTTTCCGAAGTATTAGCACCACTACCTTCTTTTAATTGTACAACAACTAACACTAATTCTGACCGTGCTAAAAAATCAGCAGATACCAGAACCCTTATTGTTAATAACTATGTTCAACACTCACGTTTACAAACTCAAATGTACACAGGTGCTGATTGGTACGGTACCTATGGTTTCTTACCTATTGTTATTGAAGCAGACTTTGAAAACAATCTTCCACGTATACGTGTAGAGAACCCACTTGGTTCATATCCTGAATTTGATAGATACGGTAAAGTTGTTTCATTTACTAAACGTTATGTTAAAACTATTGCTGAACTTATTACAGAGTTTCCAGAATTTGAAAGAGAAATCCTTAACGGATACAGAATGGATGAAGTTGACCTTTATTCTGAATTAGAAATGATTCGTTATGAAGATAAAAACGTTATCCTATTATACTTACCTAACAGAGGTAATTTAGTTTTAACCAGTACTGATAACCCAATGGGTGAAGTAATGGTTCGCGTTGCTATGCGCCCAGGAATTGACAATGAACCAAGAGGTCAATTTGATGATGTTCTTTGGGTTCAAATAGCACGCGCCAGATTTGCACAGTTAGCGATGGATGCAGCAGAGAAATCTATTAATGCTCCATTAGCAGTTCCGAATGACGTACAAGAATTCGCCTTTGGTCCAGACGCTGTGTTGAGAACTGCTCAACCGCAGAACATTCGCCGTGTAGGCTTAGAGGTTCCACCTGCTGCGTTCACTGAAGCAGAATTATTGCAAAGAGAAATGCGTCTTGGCGCACGTTATCCTGAAGGACGTTCTGGTGTTATTGATGCCAGCGTTGTAACAGGACAAGGTGTACAAGCCTTATTAGGCGCATTTGATACTCAAGTTAAAACTGGTCAACAAATTCTATCTGATGTCTTTGAAGATGTAATTGAATTATGTCTTAAGATGGATGAAAAACTATTTCCAGGTGAAAAAAAAGTTGCAGCCACATCTGGTGGTGCAAGGTTTGAATTAAGTTACGAACCACGTAGAGATATTCGTGGTGACTACACAGTTCAAGTTCGTTATGGCTTAATGTCAGGACTTGACCCAAGTAGAGCATTAATCTTCTCATTACAAGCATTAGGTGCAGATTTAATATCAAGAGATTTCGTAATGCGCGAACTTCCTTGGTCAATGAACGTAGGCGGAGAACAACAACAAATAGATGTTCAACGTATGCGTGATAACTTAAACGCATCAGTTGCCTCACTAGCGCAAGCAATTCCACAATTAGCAGCACAGGGACAAGACCCAAGTCAACTTGTTAATAACATCGCTGAGGTTATAAAGGAAAGACAAAAAGGTACAAACATCGAAGATGCTGTACAAAAAGTCTTTGCTCCAGAACCAGCCCCTCAAGTTCCCCCTGCTGAGATGACTGCTCCTGTCGGGCAACCTGTCCCTGCTGCCCCAGTTGAAGCGCCTCCAGGGGGTCCTTCTCCAACAGCACCAGAGCAAGCATTACAAATGCAAGGACAAATGGATATTCAAGCATTACTAGGACAATTATAAATTTAAGGAATTTAAATGGCTAACGAAGTAGTCTCAGGCGTAGGTAAAAACGCCAAACGTACTGATAGAAATATTTCTAGCCGTACAACTCAGCCTATTCGCGAAATGAATTCAACAAAATATGGCGAAGGTAAAGCATTATTAGAACAACAAAGAGTAAGCCCTATGGCTGGAAGCGTTAAGACTCCTAAAATAGAAACAGCAAACGCTGCTCCTAAAACTCCAGTTGTTCCATTAACTGCTGATACACAATATCCTGACCAACCTGCAGAAGTAGGTTTACCATTTGGTGAAGGACCAGGACCAGAAATTTTTGGTAATCTTAATCCAGAACCAGAAACATTAACAGGTATTTTAGGACGTATGGTTAACGCTGATGCTTCAGGAGAAGTAAAAGCAATTTACGAAAACGCTTTATTACAAGGACAGTAAATGGCTGATAATAAAGAAATACAAGATTATTCAGCAGA